ACCTACGGACAAGCCAAGCGAGTGGCGTGGGACTACCTTGTTAAGTATGCAGAGCCGTTAGGTGGGACAACGAACATATCTGAATTAAGGGTGGACTTTTGGGGTAGGCGCATCCAGTTGTACGGCTCTGACAATCCCGATTCACTTCGTGGTCAGTATTTTGATGGGGTAATCCTAGACGAGATTGGCGACCAAAACCCTAAGATTTGGACAGATATATGCAGACCTGCCTTGGTTGACAGACGGGGCTGGTGTCTTTTCATCGGCACACCTAAAGGACATAACCATTTTAAAGAACTTAGGGATAGGGCTGAGAAAGAGGATGAGTGGGGTTTGCTAGAGTTCAAAGCCTCAGAGACAGGTGTAGTGGATGAGGTAGAACTAAAGGCTGCTCGTAATGAGATGGGGGAGGATAAGTACCGCCAAGAGTTTGAATGTAGCTTTGATGCTGCTGTAGAAGGCTCTTACTATGGGCAAATCCTCAACGAGTTAGAAGACAAGAAGCATATGCAAGAGATTCCCAGAGAGGAATTAAGCAGAACTTTTACTGCTTGGGACTTAGGAATGGGTGACTCTACGTCTATCTGGGTGGCTCAGTTAGTGGGTACTGAGGTGCGCCTTATCGACTATTATGAGAATCATGGCGTAGGACTTGACCACTATGTGAAGTGGATTAAGGATAACGACTACTCAAAAGCAGAGCATATTCTGCCCCATGACGTAAGAGTTAGGGAACTAGGCACAGGTAAAAGCCGATTAGAAATGCTTGAGGACTCAGGACTAGAGGTCAAAATAGCCCCGAGAATGGGACTTGACGATGGCATCCAAGCAGTAAGGCGACTGCTGCCAAGGTGCTGGTTTAATGTTCCTAAAGTGCAGAATGGCTTGAATTGCCTGAGAAACTACCGCAGAGACTACGATGAGAAGCGTAAGATATTCTATGAAAGACCACTACACGATTGGTCTAGTCATGGCTCTGATTCTTTCCGTTACTTAGCCCTTGGATTGGATGAAGGACATTCAACATGGTCTAAGCCTATTAACTCAGCACCGAAATGGATTGTTTAATGTATGTACAAATGCAGGGTGTAAATCTAGCACCTAAAGTAAAAGAACTTGAATTACGACTCGAAATGTTGGAAAATGTGGTAAAAGCATTACAATTGGATAAACCCCGAATGGGTCGCCCTCCAAAGGACAAACATGGCACAGAACGAGTTAATGTCGATAATTCAAGCAGAGATTGATGATGCAATTGGATTTATTGAAAGCGAAACTGTTGAACAGCGCAAACAGGCTTTGGAGGCTTATCTACGACAGCCATATGGTAATGAAGTTGAGGGTAAGTCTCAAATCGTTACTGGAGAAGTTGCAGAAGCGATAGATGGTGCGCTACCTAGCTTAGTTCGTATCTTTACAGGCTCAGACAATATCGTAGTCTTTGAGCCACAAGGCCCACAAGACGAAGCCTCTGCCAAGCAAGCTACTGACTACTGTAATTGGGTATTCAACAGGGACAACGAAGGTTTGTCTATTCTGCATGATTGGTTTAAAGATGCCTTGATGCAGAAGAATGGCATTGTTAAGGCGTATTGGGAAGACAAAGAAGACATTACAAAAGAGCGTTACTTTGACTTGTCTAACGATGAGTTAGCAATGCTGATGAGTGATGAGACTATGGAGATTGTCGAGCAAGATACGACAGAGTTTCCTATCTATGACCCAATGGGTCAGCCAGTTATAGACCCTATGGGTATGCCTGTGATGGGTGCTACACACAATGTTGTGGTGCAACAAAAGAAGAAATCAGGCAAAGTAACGATTGAGAACGTACCCCCAGAGGAGTTCTTGATTAGCAAGAAGGCTAGAACTATTGCTGATTCACCATTCGTAGCCCACAGACAGATGTTGACTCGTAGCACCTTGGTAGCTATGGGGTTTAATAAGAAGCAAGTTGAAGGCTTGCAGATGGGTGATGCACTAGCGTACACACCAGAGCGTGTGGCTCGTTATGCAGCAGGTGAGCAACCATACCAAACGCAGACAGATGACCCTGCGATGCAAGAGATTGAAGTCTTTGAGTGTTATGTCAAAACTGATATAGATGGCAAAGGCATTGCGACATTGGTTCAAGTGTTCTACGCTTCTAACGAGATTCTTGAGGATGCCAAGGGTAAGGAGATGGTTGAGGAAGTGGACTACGTTCCTTTCCACTCAATCTGTCCTATCCCAATTCCGCATAAATTTTTTGGGAACTCGTTGGCAGACAGAACAGTTGACTTACAGTTAATCAAGACCACTATCACTCGTCAGATGTTGGATAACCTTTATCTCACCAACAACGCCAGAGTAGTTGCTGTAGAAGGACAAGTAAATTTAGAAGATTTGCTTACATCTACAGCGGGTGGAGTTATTCGTGCTAAGTCACAAGGTGCTGTTCAACAGTTGGTTGTGCAGAACGTGGCTAATCAGGCTTTCCCGATGCTTCAGTATTTGGACACAGTACAGTCTAAGCGCACAGGTGTTAGCGATGCTTCACAAGGTTTAGACCCTGCTATCTTGCAGAACGTGACTGCTGCTGCGGTAGCTTCTATGCAACAAGCTGGCGCAGGTAAGATTGAACTGATGGCTCGAATCTTTGCTGAGACAGGTGTTAAGTCTTTGTTCCAAGGTATCTTGCACTTACTCTGTAAGTATCAGGACAAGGCTCGTATGGTTCGTATGCGTGGTGAGTTCGTAGAGTTTGACCCTAGAACATGGGCTAACCAATATGATGTGTCTATCAACGTAGGTCTGGGTGCTGGAAACCGCCAAGAACAGATGGCTATGTTGTCGATGGTTCTTGCTAAACAAGAGCAGTTGATTGGTCAGTTTGGCCCTGCTAATCCTTACGTTTCACCTGCTCAGTATCGTGGCACATTGGGACGCATGGTAGAGATTGCTGGCTTTAAAGATAGTGCTGAGTTCTACAAAGCGATTACGCCAGAGCAAGACCAAGCGTTAAGTAATCCTCCTCCACAACAGCAACAGATGCCTCCAGAAGTTCAAGCAATCATGGCTCGAACACAAGCTGAGATACAAGCTAACCAAGCCAAAGCACAAGCTGACATTCAGTTGAAACAACAACAGATGCAGATTGATACAGAGATGGCGCAACAGAAGGCTGCTCTTGAAATGCAGTTAATGCGTGAGAAGGAAATTGCTAAGTTGCAACTAGAGCGTGAAAAACAACAGGCTTACTTTGCGATGAAGCAACAAGAGTTTGAAGCAGAAGCCCAATTGAAAGCAATGAAGATTGGTGCTGGCATTACATCTAACGTAGAGATTAGGGGTTAATTATGGCATCAGCAGCATTAGATTGGGCATTAGCTAACGGCATAAGCCAAGAGCAATACTATCAAAACATCTTTGATTATGTAAATGAAAATCGTGGTTCAAACGATGTTCAACTACGAGCAGAGATGGACAGGCTTGGAGTAAGTGCTGCTGATGTGGCTGCTGCAACTGGTGTTCCCTCTGCTGGTGTTCAGACTCGTTATAACGTAGCTGATGAAGGTGCTGGTAGATATATTGCACCTGCAAATATTCCTGCGTCTGTAGGCCTGACTTGGGGTCTAAACAACAACATGACTCAGGCTCAGATTGACCAAAACATCTTTGATTTTGTTAATAACAATCGTGGGTTAAATGATATTCAATTAGCCACAGAGATGGACAGATTAGGGATTAGTCCTAATGACGTTGCTCGTGCTACTGGTGTAAGTTATGAAGGTGTGGCAGGACGATATAATTCTGCCAAAACTGGTAATGTTTTAGGTGCTAACAATACTGCAATTACTGATATTTTTAATCAGTATGTAACTCCTACTGGAATTGGGGCAATTACAACAACGCCTACAACAGTAACACCTACAACAGTTATTCCTACAACAGTAATTCCTAAAACTACTGTAACTCCAACAACATTGATACCAACAGCAACTGTAGCATTAAACCCAGCAACTATTGCTCAACAAAATGTAACTGCTGGTCAAATGCGTGAGTTGTTTCCATCATTTGCAGAATCTAAGCGTTTAGCTGGTGAGATGGTTAAGGGTCGCCCAACAACTCAAAGCATTGTTAACATGATTCAAGGCGCAAACATAGACCCAACATATAGACCGCCTCCTGTTAATACTATGCCTACTGGACTGATGGACGCATGGAAATTGGCTGAAACATCTGGTAACTATGGCGATGTTGCTAATATGCTTAGAGGCTTGACTACTGCTGATTTGCGTAATTATGGCGCATCTGCTGCTGACATTGCTTACATTACATCTCGTCCACAGATAGCAAGTTTATTTCCAACTGCTACACCTGCTGCCACACCATCCTTAAACAACGTGTTAAGCATGATTTCTAAGTGAGACAAGAATGAACTATCAAGAATTGATTAGTTTAGTTGGTGGACGCAATCCTCAAAGTGCTACTTATAAGGACATTGTTTCTGGCATCCAGAGCCAGTATCGTCCACAGACACAGTTTGCGCCTACAAGGTCATTGCTAGACTCAATGGGTACATTAGTGCCTGACCAGCCAAGAATTGCTTATGGTTCGTTGTTACAGGCTCAACCTAGAATACTTCCTGAGCCTTTTGATATTACTAAATACACAACAAAGGCTGAAGGCAATACAGTTACAGATACTGGTCTTACTGGTGGTGATAGCGGTGGCGATGGTGGTGGCGATGGTGGTAGCACTAGCGGTGGTACTACTGGAAGTGCTGGCTTTTCTATTAGCGATACTGGTCAAGCAGTAGCAAATACAGTAAATACTGCTATGGCTTCAGTTCTTGGAATGGTTACTGGCTTACCACTTGGAATGGTTGCATCGATAACAAATGCAGCAAATGCAGCCGCTACCGCAGCCGCCAATGCTGCCATATCTCAAGCAGACGCAGATAGCACAGCAACAACTGGCGCAACGGCAACTGCTGGTGCTACTGGTACTGGCGTAGCAGCCGCTACCGCAGCCGCCACAGCCGCAGCAACCGCTACGGCATCAGGTGCTTCTCCAGCCGCAGCCGCAGCCGCAGGTCAAGCAGCCGCAGATGCCTCAATTGGTGGTGCTTCAGCAGCCGCAGCAGCAGCAGCAGGGGCAGCAGCCGCAGCCGCAGCAGATGGTGATGGAGTATCAGGAATTGGCCCAGATGGAATTGGTTTTGCTAAAGGTGGTTTAGTTACCATGAATAGATTGATGGGTGCAAACCCTATGGGTCAAGACGATGGATATGCCTCGTTGCAGTCTGGTGAGTATGTGATTAAAAAAGATGCAGTAAATAAGTATGGTGAGGAGTTCCTTGGTTTGCTTAACTCTGGAAAACTTACAAAGAAACAAATTAAATCTCTTTTATGAACGACAAAGCAATCTTGGCTCAATGGGCTAAAAACTTACTAAATGATGACTTTTTCAAAGAAGTATTAAATAACTTGAAAAACGAACAGATTAGTGTAATAATTAACACAAGTGCAGAAGAATGTGATAGGCGTGAAGACGCTTATCGGCACATTAAGTCTATTGAACTAATTACAGGACACCTAGAAGGTTTAGCCTCGGAAACTGTGATTAGAGAGAAGAAGTGGAAGATTCTGTAGGGTTTACCCTACCCTCCGTCCAGAAGGTTTCTGGCGATTATTGAGATGACAAATGGAAAACACCAACCCTCAAGGGAGTGAAAGCCTAGATGTAAACCAAGCTGCTTCAGCGTTTGAAGGCATGATGGGTGAATCTGAGGAAGCCGAACAAGGCCAAGCCGAAGGTCAACCAGAGTACCAGCAAGAGACTGATGAAGTTGAGTATTCTGAGGAGGAATCCGAGGAACAGCCAAAGCCTAGATATAAAGTCAAGGCATCTGGTGAGGAAGTCGAAGTAGAACTAGACGAACTTATCAAGGGCTATCAACAAGGTACGGACTACACTAAAAAGTCTCAGGCTCTAGCTGAACAACGTAAAGCGATTGAAGCTGAACGTAGTCACTTAGAGTATGTTAAACAAGAGCGACAGGCATACGCCCAGAAGTTGCAAGCGTTGGATAGCTTCCTTACGCAGCAACATCAGGGTGTGGACTTAGAAGTTTTAAAGGAAACAGACC